CAGACCGAGTTGATGCTATGGACTACCGTGTGCGAGAAATCGAAGTTGAGATGGCACAGCACGAAGCGCAGTGCGAAGAGCGATGGAAAACTACTTTTAATCGGCTTCAAGATATTGAAGACGGACTAAAGAAGTTAGAAAATCGTATTATAACCGCGAGCGGAAGCATTATTGTTTTTCTTGCAGGAGTAATTATTACATTACTGATGAGAACTTCATGAGATACGTTAAAAGATATGACCGATTTTATAAGGTTGACGACAATGGCGTTAAGACTCCAATTACTATGGAAGAGTGGCTTGGTGGACAAAACAAAGCCATGGATCCTTTAGAAACTTTGCGATCCTACACAACTATGAAGGACGCAATTGCAGGTGAAGAAACCGACGACGATTCGTCAGATCACGAAAGTGAATGGGAAGACTAATGGATTTAGTTAAATATCACAATGGTAAGCCTTGCGGCACCAATAGCAAAACTCGTAAACGTGCCGGTAAAAAGAAGAAGTAAGCGCAAGGCCGCAAAAAAGAGACCAGTGCCTACAAATAAAAAATTGTATGCACGAGTAAAAGCACAAGCAAAGCGCAAGTTTAAAGTTTATCCTTCCGCATATGCAAATGGATGGTTAGTAAGGACTTATAAAGCGCAAGGCGGTAAATACCGCATGGGGAAATAGCATGGAATTTATTATTGGAGTAATTGTAGGTATGGCAGCTTGGTGGGCTTGGGGTAAGTGGGGCGCAGGTAAGCTTTAATGGAGCTACTTATATCGTTAGCTGTAATAGTAGCAGGAGTTTGGTATTATCGTAATAAAAAAAGACCAGACTATGATAGCCAAGTAAAAGGCTCCGGCGGGGATGGTCGTGTAGAAGATCCCACAAAGAGAGGCTAATGGCTAAACCTCAAGGCGGCTTAACCAAATGGTTTAAAGAAAAATGGGTAGATATCTCTCGCCCTAAAAAGGGCGGGGGCTACGAAGCTTGTGGTCGTAAGACTTCAAAGAAAGGTAAATACCCAAAGTGCGTTCCAGCAGCCAAAGCCGCACGAATGACAAAAGCACAAAAGCGTTCAGCTATAAGACGTAAGAGAGCCGCAGGTAACCCAGGCGGCAAGCCGAGAAATGTAGCAACGTTTGCTCGGAAGAGAAAAAGTAGTGGCCGCAAAAAGAAAAGGTAAAAAGCGTGACCCGCGATTAGCTCGCGCAAGGGTAAAAGGATACAACAAACCTCGTCGTACTCCGAACCACCCAAAGAAGTCCCATATCGTCGTAGCCAAGGTAGGTGATAAAATCAAAACGATTCGATTTGGGCAGAAAGGAGCTAAAACAGCGGGTAAACCTAAAGCAGGAGAGAGCGCTGCTATGAAAGCGAAGCGCAGATCTTTCAAAGCCCGTCACGCAAAGAATATTGCCAAGGGCAAGATGTCCGCAGCTTACTGGGCTGATAAGGTGAAGTGGTAGTGGGAGAAGAGCTAGAAAAAGCAGGTTTTCACCCTGCGGACGCAAATGGTGATGGTAAAGTAAGCGCAGAAGAAGAGCGTATGTATCTAGAGTTTAAACGCAAAGAACTCGAAGATGCAGATGCTATGCGAGATGCTCAACGCAGTATGGCATGGTTCTCTTTATGGGGGATGTTGCTATACCCCGTGCTTGTAGTTGGAGCAAACGTCGGAGGCTTAGAGCAAGGCGCTAAAATACTTGGAGATATGGCAGGAGTATACTTTATTGCTGTAGCCGGTATTGTAGCTGCATTCTTCGGTGCTCAAGCATGGTCTGGCAAAAAATAGCCCCAGTTATATTTTTGAGCGGTTGTGTTGCAATCTCACCGAACCTAGAGTCTACAGAAGATTTAGTGACCGGACAGTTGTACTACACATTTGAATTAGGAGTGTCATACCCAAAAAAGAAATTTATGACACCAGAAGAATGGTTAGAATACCATAATGTACCAGACAGCCAAAAGGAAGCACTGTATGCTACTTATAAAGAGCGAGAAGAAATTGAAAAGCGCTGGGAAAACTTTATTGAAAATTGTATCCTGGCCGGTACGCTGGATTGTTAGTTTTTTCTTTAATGAGTGGGAAGTAACTATTTGGATTGACCCACAAAAGAAAACACAATATAATTTTAAATGGCTTGATAAGTGTGAGCCAAAACACTTAAAAGGAAGACTTGTATCTGGAGAGCCTTTTGAGTTAAAAACGCAAGATGCGTTTAATTTTCAAATTAAAAAGGTGAAGTAATGTTAGGAATGATTAAAATGCTTCCAATTATGATACTTCTTGCAGGAGCAGGATATGCGTATCATACCACTGTAGTAAGCCAGAAAGACGCACATATTGCAAGGCTCGAAGCAAACGCAGTAACTCTTAAAGAAAATGCAATGCGACTAGAGACTGCGTTTGAAAGAGAGCAAGCAGCACGAGAGCGATCAGAGCAAAACTTACAGTCTCAGTTAAAAGCAGTAGGAGACTTAACAGAAAAGAACAATGCTATGCAGCAAGAAATGGATGGATATTTGTCTATCTTTAAGCGTCATGATATGACTCGTCTTGCAAGAGCAAAACCTGGCTTAATTGAACCGAGGATCAACAAGGGAACAAAAGCAGTGTTTCGCTCCATCGAAGAGGCAAGTCAGGAGGTAGAAAATGCGGATTCTCAGTAGTGTACTATTATTATCACTCGGAGGATGCTCGCTACTACAACCGCAACCTCTCCCAGCACCAGAACCAATTATTAAAACAGTAACAGAGTACAAGACTCTTGAGATATATCAACCTCCGTTACCAAAAGCAATTGATTTGCAAGATGTAGAGTTTTTTGTAATTACAGAAAAGAACTTTGAAGAACAAGTAAAAAAGCTAGAAAAAATGCAAAGCGGTACTTATGTACTCTTTGGTATTACACCACAAGATTACGAAAACATGGCGTATAATTTACAAGAACTTCGTAGATACATACGACAGCAAAAAGAAATTATTATTTATTATCGTCAAGCTACACAAGACGATGAAAATACTGACGCAGAAGATTGGATAGAAAGAAACGAAGAAGTTCTAGAAAATCAACAGCAGGATTAAAAAATGGCAGTACAAGTTAGTCGGCAAGACATAGTCTCCGACGAAATTTTTGATTTACAATCTGAGACAAGGTTTCTGAAACTTCCAGTAAATGAATATTTAGATTTACTGGGAATTGCAGCTCTCCCTTCGCAAAAAGCAATTATAAATGCGATCAATAATCCGAAGTATCGCTTTGTCTGTGCAGCCGTATCAAGACGGCAAGGCAAAACATACATCGCCAACATTATAGGGCAACTCGTTTCGTTAGTGCCCGGTTCTAACATTTTAATCATGTCACCCAACTACTCCTTGTCTCAGATTTCTTTCGATCTACAGAGAAATCTAATTAAGCACTTTGACTTGGAAGTAACAAAAGACAATGCAAAGGATAAAGTAATTGAATTGAGCAATGGCTCAACAGTTCGAATGGGTTCAGTTAACCAGGTTGATTCCTGTGTGGGCCGTAGTTATGATTTAATCATATTTGACGAGGCAGCGTTAGCAGACGGTAAAGACGCCTTTAATGTAGCACTACGACCCACTCTTGATAAAGATAACTCCAAAGCTATTTTTATCTCGACTCCACGAGGCAGGAACAACTGGTTTGCTGAATTCTTCGATAGAGGTTTCAATGATGAGTTCCCAGAATGGTGTTCAATTCGAGCGACTTACAAAGATAATCCTAGGATGTCTGAGTTGGACATTTCTGAAGCTCGTAAATCAATGTCGGACGCTGAGTTTCGTCAAGAATATGAAGCAGACTTTAACACATACGAAGGCCAGATATGGAACTTCAATCACGAAGAGTGTGTCGCAAATAACGAAATTCTTGATACTCGCCGTATGGACGTTTTTGCTGGTCTCGACGTTGGGTATCGTGATCCCACTGCTTTTTGTGTAATTGCGTATGACTGGGACGATCAAAAGTATTACGTTGTAGATGAATATCTTGATGCAGAAAAAACAACCGAACAGCACGCCTCAGTAATACGAGATATGATTACAAAACACAATATTGATTATATCTATATTGACTCAGCAGCACAGCAAACACGGTTTGACTTTGCCCAAAATTATGATATTTCTACTATTAATGCGAAGAAGTCTGTGCTTGACGGGATAGCTCATGTTGCAGGGGTTGTAGATAATGATAAACTTCTCGTAGATCAAAGATGTAGCGAGACTTTAAGCTGTTTAGATCAGTATCAGTGGGATCCTAATCCAAATTTAGCACGAGAAAAGCCAAAACATAATCGAGCATCTCACATGGCGGATGCTTTAAGATATGCACTATATTCGTTCGAAACAACTCAGACTGGGTTCTAAAGACACCGTAGAAAAATAGTGTTTGACAATTTATCTAACAAAGGCTATAATTCAAAATGAAAAAGCTCAAAAGAGATCCAGTAAAATATATTCGAGATCGGGCAAAATCAAAGTATCAAAAAGGAACCCAATGTCATATTTGTGGAGCCTCAACCGAACTTGATTTTCATCACTTTTACACTTTAGCGCCTTTACTTAGAGAGTGGCTAAAGAAAAAGCAAAGGCTGAGACCTGAACATTATACTGACGAATATATTGTAATCTGGAGAGACGAGTTTATTGAAGATAATTGGACAGAGTTATACGATGAAACAGTAACTCTTTGTCATTCACACCATATGGAACTGCACCGTCTGTATGGCAGAAATCCAGGACTTGGCACTGCAAAAAAGCAAATGCGCTGGGTAGAAATTCAAAGAGACAAGTATGGCATGGTATGACAGACTAATTGGTAGAAAAGATATGGAGGCTGAGGAAGAAAAACTCAACCCTATACAGTCCTACTATAGAAATACTACAGAGCCTTCTCGTGAACAAACTATCAGCTATGAGCGTGCTTACGAAGATTTAGAAATTGTAAATCGTGGTGTAAACATAGTTGTAGACGATTGCTCTGAAATTAATTTTAAAGTGATGGGCCAGACAAAGGGCACACCAGTTGTCAAAGGCATAAAAGGAAGTAGAGTTGCTCTTCTTTTAAATACAGAGCCTAATCCTTTTCAAGATATCTCTTCTTTTCGTAGAAATCTCATTACAGACTATATAATTGACGGAAATATCTTTATTTATTTTGATGGTGTGCATCTGTATCACTTGCCTGCAAATAAAATGACTATAACTGCAAGTGGCACTACTTACGTTGAAAGCTATACCTTTGATGGGGGCACAGTCTTTAAGCCTTCAGAGATAATTCATGTAAAAGAAAACTCTTTCTACTCTATTTACAGAGGAGTTTCTAGACTCAAGCCCGCTCTTAGAACAATGGTTTTAATGAAGCGAATGAGGGACTTCCAAGATAACTTCTTTAAAAACGGCGCTGTGCCCGGTCTTGTGCTCAAGTCACCAAACACGTTGTCGGAAAAAATTAAAGAGAGAATGATTCAAGCATGGAGTGCTCGATATAGTCCAGAAAGCGGAGGTCGCAGACCTTTAGTTCTTGATGGAGGTTTAGAAATAGACTCTGTTGCTGATGTCAACTTTAAAGAGTTAGATTTCCAAGCAGCAATTGGAGAAAATGAAAAAATTATATTAAAATCGTTAGGTGTTCCCCCAATCTTACTAGACTCCGGAAACAACGCAAATATTCGTCCGAATATGCGACTTTATTATTTAGAAACAATTATGCCAATTATTGAAAAGGTTTCAAAGGCATATGAAAGATATTTTGGGTTTACAATTATTGAAGATGTTACTGATATTCCAGCACTTCAACCTGAACTACGGGATCAAGCAGCTTACTACGCTACTCTCGTAAACTCTGGAATATTAACAGCTAACGAAGCTCGAGTAGCAATGAACTTTGACGAAATGGCAGGTTGCGAAGAAATACGAGTGCCAGCAAATATTGCAGGAAGCGCAGCTAACCCAGCCGAAGGCGGTAGACCCGTAGAGGAAGAAAATAATGATTAGACGTAGAGTTAAAATGGAGATAGCTTCAAGACTTGCTAGTCAAGTTTTGCAGTATAATCTTAAAGAAAAAATAAGTCACGATGAATATCTTAAAATTGTTACGCATAATCCAGTAACTAAAAGAGACTTAAGCAGAGATTTTAATAACCGCTGGGAAAGAGCAGTAAGTATGATGTTAAAGTACTATCCTCAAGCGTTTAAGGAAGCAGCAAAGGCGCATATTCCTGCACCTGCACCTGCACCAAAGGCGGCACCAAAGCCAAAAGCAGCACCTGCTAAGCCTGCTCCGGCACCTAAGCCAAAAGCAGCCCCTAAAAAGGAGTCGTAATGGAAAAGATTTTTAATCTTACTTCCACCTTTAAAGCTCTCGACGAAGACGACGGTGGCGTACACATTTGTGGTATGGCCAGCACTGCGGATTTTGACCGTGCCGGAGACACTATCGAAGCAGCAGCTTGGACTAAAGGCGGACTAAACAACTTTGAAAAGAATCCTATTATTCTTTTTAATCATGACTACAACAAGCCTATCGGACGCGCTACAGGACTTAAAGTCACTGAAAACGGTCTCGAATTGAAGGCTAAAATATCGAAATCTGCGCCAGATCATGTGGCACAGCTTGTTAAAGAAGGTATCCTTGGAGCTTTTTCTGTTGGCTTCCGAGTCAAGGATGCTGATTACCTAACGGAAACCGACGGATTAAAGATTAAGGACGCTGAATTGTTCGAAGTATCAGTAGTATCGGTACCTTGTAACCAAGCAGCTACTTTCTCTCTGGCGAAGTCATTTGATTCTATGGAAGAGTATAATGAGTTCAAGAAAACTTTCACCAATCGTGTAGATCTAGCCGGTCAGTCTCTGGCTAAGGATGAAGATTCATTAATAGCTAGTGACACACCGGACGGGACCGAAGAGGTCCAAAAGGAGATCAATATGTCGGAAGTAAAAACTCCCGAAATCGACCTGGAAGCATTCGCGAAGCGAGTCGCAGATGAGACTGCTGCTAAGATCGCAATGAAGCAGGCCGAAGAAAAAGCCGCTGTTGAAGCAGAAGCCAAAGCAGCACAAGAAGCAGCAGAAGCAACCGCAGCTAAGCAGGCTGAAGTTGAGTCTGTAATTAAAACTGGTATCGAGTCAGGCGCTGAGCGTTTGATGGCAGATGTCGAAGCAAAGCTTTCTGCGAAAGATGCACAGATCGACGAAGTAATGAAGCAGTTTGGTGCTCAACTTGCTGAAAAGGAAGAAGAGTTGACCAAGATGCGTGAGTCTAAGCGTGTATTCGCTGACGGTCGTTCAGAGTCTGAGCGTCTGCAAGCTCACAAGAAAGAGTTGGTTCAAGGCCACCTCGCTGGTGTTATCACTGGTAAGGGCTGGAACACTGACTTTGGTCAGTCAATCCTCGAGAAGGCAGGTGTTTCTTACACTGCTGGTACTTCTCTCGGTATTGATAACGTAGTATCTCAAGGTATTGAGGAAGAAATCCAGCTTGAGCTTCGCCTTGCTAGCCTCTTCCGTGAAATGCCTGTTGAGTCACAGTCAACAGTAGTTCCTTTACAGTCAGACACTAGCTTTGCTAAGTGGGCAACTGGCGGATTGGAAACTGCGGACGATGGTTCAGGTACTGGCGTAACTAACCGAACTGGTAACGATTCTTACTCTAGCAACACTTATGCTGTAAACCAGAAAGTATTGCAAGTAGATCGTCTGATTTCAACTTCTTTCCTCGATAACTATATCGACGAGAAAGTTCTTATCAACATCATGCCTATGCTTACTCAGTCAATTGCACGTGCACACGCTCGCGCAGTAGACAAGTCAATCCTCCAAGGTAATGGTGGAAACATCACTGGTATCGGTGGAACAACTGGTATCAACGGTCTGGCAACAGACGGTGGTGTTACTTGGGGCGACGGCGCAGCTGCAAGCGATACTCACTTTGTTGACTTCACTGCAGCTCTGCTTAACCGTGCTCGTAATGCTATGGGCGTATATGGCCTTAACCCAAGTGAGCTTGTTTACGTAGTAAGCCAAGCACACTACTATGATCTATTGAATGATTCAGAGTTTACTACTGTTGATGAAGTAGGTTCTGATATGGCTCTACGCCGCGTAGGTCAGGTCGGTATGGTCTTTGGTTCGCCAGTAGTTGTTTCTGACAACTTCACTGCGGACGTAGAAGACGCATTTGGTGGCGCATTCGTTATCAATCCAAGCAACTTTGTTATGCCACGTCTTCGCGGTGTAACTGTTGAGCAAGACTACGAAGTAGCTGCTCAGCGTCGAGTTCTTGTTGCTTCACAGCACCTTGGCTTTGACGAGTTGTTTGACGGAGGCGCTGGCAAGTCTGCAGCAGTCTACGTTAAGTTTAACGGCGCAGCTTAATAGCTAGCTAAATAAACTGGGGAGGTTCGCCTCCCCAAGTTTTTACTAATTGACTTATGGCAGATTTAATTACTTTAGATGATTATAAAAGTTTTCAAGGCATCTCGTCTACTAAAGACGATGATAAGCTTGAATTATTGGTGCCTTCGGTAAGTCAATTAGTAAAGACTTATTGTGCAAATACTATAATTGATTTTTACACAAGCGCAAAAATAGAGTATTTTACTCTTGACTATGCAACACACTTAATTCAACTTACTGAGAGTCCTATCGTCTCAGTATCGTCAGTTGAAATTAAAGAAAGTTTCACAGGTAGTTATACAACGTTAACATCCACAGATTATTTTGTAGATGATAAAACTGACAGTCTTATTCGCGTAGCTGGAAACACCTACAAAGATTGGCCAGAGGGTCCAAACTCTGTAAAAGTTACATATACAGCAGGGTATAGCGAAACTCCATTGGACCTTAAACTTGCAGTAGTTGATTTAATTACTTATTATGCTCGAGACGAATATAAGCTTCGTCAAACTCTTTCTGGTGCTACTCGAGAAAATCCTGAGTCAAGCACTCGCAATAGTCCAGCATTCCCAGATCATATCAAGCGTGTTCTTGATTTATATAAACTTAATCCGTGAGTAAAGTTACTATAAAAAAGACGATGGCTGATGGGATATTGGCCGCTCTTTCTTCAGACGCTAATAAAGCGTTAAGAGGGGCTCTACAAGAAACAGGCCGTCCACAAGTAATTAACTTAGAAAATTTAGATTTTATTAATGATACTATTGAAGAAATAAATAAAGACGCCGCTAGAAAAGGAGGCGCAAAAAGACAAGTATCAAAATTTACAGACGACGCTAACGGAACCGTGCTCCAAGAAGCGAGAAAGCTTGCAGCAAGAAGACAAAAAAACTTTATAAACAAAAGAAAGCGACAACTCTCAAAGATAAGAAATGTTCAATCTATAGAAGATACAGACGAGTGGGAAAGACTCGCTACTTATTTTCCAAAAGTCGCTGCTGATGTAAGCAATGGGACAAGTTTTATAGTCGTAAGTTTTAGGTCTTTAGTAGGGTTAAAAAATAAAATTGTAGAGCTAGCTTTAAAAAATAGAACTAAAGCTATAAAGGCAGAAGTAAAAAGCCGAATTGATAGAGGGCACGGAATTCAAGGCGGGAGCGCTGTATCAACACTACAGTTAGCAGACGCTCAAGGAACTGCCCAACAAGCAGGAGTAGACCTAAGCCAGCTTCCAGGGCTTGAAGAATACTTGGTCGAGCAGTTTGACTCTCAAGAGTACGTAAAACAAGACTCGAAAGACTTAGCAAAATTTGTAAAACAAGTATTTGTAGATTATAGAACAGTTGTTGATAGCAATGGGAACATAAGTGCCGAGTATGTTCCAGTTATTACATTCCAAGACTGGTTTAGTAATAGAGGATTAGACTCTAAAACAGAGCAATTTGTTAAAGACTCAGTAACAAAGTTTTTTGAAAAAACTCTAGTTCCTGGGGACATAATTTTACTTGACGGGTCTAAAAATTTAAAAGATAATATAGAAACTCAGATAGTTACTACTTTAGTAGGTAAAAAGAACTCTAAAAATGTAAAAGTAACTAGAAGATTAGATAGTAAAATAGATAAGAGCGCGAAAAAGGTAAAGGGCTCTCAAAATAAAACATCTAAACCTAAACTGTCTAAGGCCGCAAAAAGAGGAAGTGTTCCAAAAGCTAGAGTAGCTTCGAGAAGAACAACTGAGAGTTCTATAAGTTTATTACGATTTATCGCAATTATTAACGCTAAACTTCCACAAGCCGTTATGAAGAACATGAAGGCGCCGGGGTTAGAAAACAGAACAGGCAGATTTGCAAGTTCTGTGCAAGTTACTGATGTTATTCCTACTCCTCAAGGGTTTCCGAGCGTAGGATATACATATCAAAAAAATCCGTATCAAACTTTCGAGCCGGGTTTTAAACAGGGAAGTATCGATAGAGACCCTAGAAGAGTAATTGATCAATCTATCAGGGAGTTAGCATCACAGCTAGTTACAGTAAGATTATATACTAGGAGAGTATAATGAGCAATAGAAACTATGCAACTCGACGGCAGTCTATTGTCGATGCTCTCGTAACTAAGCTCAAAGGTATTAATGGAACTGGAGACTTTTTAAGTAATGTATTTGAAAATGTTTCTCCTCGTTTAAAGTTCTGGGATGAGGTAGAAGACTTTCCTGCAATACACTTAAATGCGGGGTCGGAAACTCGAGACTATCAAGGTGGCGGTTATAAAGATCGCTTTTTAAGTGTTACGATACGTATTTACGTTCGAGAAGAAGATGCAGTTGATGCTCTTGACAAATTGCTCGAAGACGTAGAAACTGTTGTTGAAGATAACTCACGATTACAGTATACTGACAGACAAAATAATGTTCAGTATACTCAACAGATCACCATCCTCAGTATTGATACTGACGAGGGTGTATTAGAGCCTTTAGGAGTAGGTGAAATACTCTTAGAGGTTCGATACTAGAAAATTCTGGCACGAACAAACGTTCACGTCCAAGTCTTTTCAAGCATAGGAGATAAACTATGGCAGATAATTTATATTTTAGCCGCGATACCAAACTGTATGCGACCTTCAAAAACGCGGCGGGTACAGTTCAAGCGGCATTCGAGCTTCCTATTTTGGATGGCTTTAGCTTTTCACAAGCAAACAATACCTCAGAGATTACTTTGAGTGAGATGGAGTCTTCGGGAGGCGTAAGTCGTCGTGGCCGTCGTCTTTTCAATGACTCTTTGGCTCCAGCAGAGTGGAGTTTTTCCACTTATGTTCGTCCTTTTGAGTCTGCGGGTACAGACTACGTTAACGGTGACAACCACGCAGTAGAAGAAGTTCTTTGGGCTCAAATGGCTGGTGCGGACAGTTATGATGAGGCTCTAGATGAGTTTCAATCTGCAAAGTTCGCTAACGCTCTAGTTACTGACACTGACGCTACTGATTTGAACATTAATTTTGCTTCTTCAAATCGTGCTGTGCTTCAGCCAATGGATCTTTACTTTGTAATGGAAACAAACACATTAGAGC